CTCTCCAATGATGTTGAAGGTACGAGGTACAGTGCAAAGGCGGACGTGAAGAAATGTTATCCGTCAATTCGACATGGAAAATTGCTGGAACTTCTGAAAAGAGATCTGCACAAATCAGATGAGCTGCTATATCTGTTTGCTGTATTTATTGAGCTATACGAGGAATGGCCGTCACCGGAGGCATTGGCACCGGACAGAGGTATTCTGATAGGCTCTCCTGTATCAAAAGATTTATGCAATTATTTTCTCTCATACGCTTATCATTATGCAAGCGAGCGACTGGTTAAAATAACCTGCCGAAGAGGGCAGACGAAAATCAAACGGTTAATAGCACATGTCATTTTCTATATGGATGATATAACAATGTATGCAGCGAATAAAACCCATTTGAAGCAGGCAGTCAAAATGATGATTGCCTATATGCTGGAATTTCTTGACTTGAGAATCAAGCCGGACTGGATTATGCAGAAAACCATGTATGAGGATCAAGTCGGAAAGACAAAGGGCGCCATACTGGATTTCATGGGCTTCCGGTTTCATGTCGGAGATGCAGAAACGAAGTCATATTTTGGGAGACAGAAAAAGCACAAGAAAGTATGGGTGACAATCCGCAGGAACATTTTTCTTACCGCACGACAGAAGATGAATAAATTTCTGAAACTGGTAAAACACCATGTCGCTGCAAGAATCAAATTTGTGAGGTCGGTCATATCCGCTTATGGCTGGTTCAAAAACACAAATATGGTGAAATACCGGATCAGAAACAAGGTAGATGAACTCATGCGGATTGCAAGGAAAATTGCAAGCGATCACGACAAAGGAAATGGCTATGTTGAGGAAAAATATTTCAATATGTGGAGGCGATATTATGCACAAGGTTCAAAGTCCCGAAAAAATGGAAAAGGTAGTGTACAAGGCAAAACCGAATGGCGTAGCAGATGTGTGGCTCAGGAACAACCAGCATGAAATTGTACAGGAAACAGAAGATGGCCCGACAGGATATGAGGCTGATGAGATTTTTTGCAGGGTAGATGTAGCAGTGATTTTAGAAAAAGAAATTACTGCTGATTTTGGTTTCTGGTTCGATCAGTTGAAAGACAAAGAAGAAGGCTGCAATGCTGATTATCTTTCTATTGAAACATATCGAGCAGAAAAGAAAAAGGAGATTTCTCAGATCTGCCAGAATACAATATATGCAGGAACGGACATTGAAATTTCGTCCGGAAAGGAACATTTTAGTCTTAAAGATGAAGATCAGCTGAATCTCTTTGGTAAACAGGCTCAGCTGACTGCTGGTAGCAAAAAACTGGAATATCACGAGGATGGCAATCCGTGCCGGTATTATTCTGCTGAGGATATGCAGAAGATCATTAATGGCGCGATGAAATTCAAGAGCTATCACACAACATATGGAAACTCTGTAAATATGTGGATTAAAGGATGCGCGAAAGCTTCGGAAATCGCCAAGATTAAATATGGAGCACCGATTCCGGAAGAATATCAGTCAGAAGTTTTAAAGGACTATCTGGCCGAAATGGCAGCCGACAAGGAGGTTAAATGAATACTCTGAAGACCATAGGCAGAAATGCTGTACTTTTCGCTATAGGAGGAACGATTTACTACATGATTGAACTGATATGGCGAGGGTACAGCTCACTGCCTATGGTCCTGGTCGGCGGACTTTGCTTCTTATTTTGTGGTTCGATAAATGAATTTCTAGGATGGGATATGCTCATATGGAAACAGATGTTTATCTGTGCTGCCGGGATAACTGCAATTGAGTTCCTTTCCGGATATATTTTGAATATTGTATTGGGACTTGGGATATGGGATTACAGCAATATGCCTTTTAATATAATTGGACAGATATGCCTTCCTTTTACTGCGGCATGGTACATCCTATCCCTATTAGCTATTGTATTAGATGATCATCTGAGATATTGGATATTTGGTGAAGAAAAACCAAGATACAAGTGGAGGTAACGATGATGGATGAAATCCAGGTTTTAGAACTTGTGGAATTCTATGAAGATATGATTGAAAAGCAAGATGAAATCATAGTGAGGCAGAGCAGGTTCATCAAGAACCTGGCAACCGAACTTTCTCATTTGCGAAATATGCTGAACGTAGAGGCTGGCGAAGACGAAAGACTTGATGCAGGAATTATTGAAGAAGTGAAGGAAGAATATGTAAGTATGAGGGAACCGTAAAGGTTCCCTTTTTTCATGGAGGTAAGATATGGTACATGCGAGAGATAGACCTTTTTAGGCGAAACACATTGGCATCTATTAATGACGAAAGGAGGTTCGTTATGCGAAAACTGGTGGATTGGTTGATCGGAGGTAATCTGGATCGGCTCTTAAAAGCACTCGGAGGGGAAGAGTAATGCTCGAAACATTTTGTCTATCTGTGCTTGGCAGCGGAGGGGTTGCCGGCATTTTTTTTGCTCTGATTCGTCACTACATCGAGCGGAGGCTCATGGAAGTGGAGGCACGAGAGCAGGAACGCATCAAATATAAAATTGAACAGAGAAAAGCGGATGAAGAAATCACACATGCTACGGGGCGCGTGCTCTTTTGGCTACATCATGCAATTGTAAAAGGAGAGCATAATGGCGAGCTCGAAGAAGCATTTGAAAATCTTCAACGTGCAGAAGCACACAAAAAAGAAATGGACAGAGAAGTTCTGGCCAAATACAGCATTGATTAGGAGGAATTACTTATGGAATTACTTAACTTTTTAAAACAGATTCCGTTCCCGGTTTTACTGGTTGCGGTGTTGATTTTGCTTGTAGTGACTTTGGTTATTGCGTTTCAGTATGCCAAGCATAAAGGATTGGAAGGTATCCGTGAACAGGTATACCAGCTGATCCTGAAAGCGGAACATATGTATAAAGAATCAGGAACGGGACAGCAGAAATTGAAATGGGTTGTTCAGCAGGCGAGAGGATTACTGCCAAAGTGGCTGCAGGTTATTATGTCGGAAGATGCGCTGCTTAAGATAATTGATGTGTGGTTTTGCGGCGTGAAAGATCTTTTAGACGATGGAAAAATTAATGGTTCACAGAAGGAAGGGGCTTAAGCCCTTTCCTTTTTAGGGGGATATTATGAAAACGAATATAATGGGAACTGCAGTTGCTACGGTCCAGCAGATGCAGTCATATATACAGGAAGTTAATCCGGCAGTACCTAAATCCGTAATCGATATGGTTGAATATTATATATCAGAAGGAAAAACGGAAGGAGTAAGGGGAGATATCGCCTTTGCGCAAAGTTGCCTCGAAACAGGTAATTTCACATTCAATGGTTCTGCCGTAACATTGGACCAGAACAATTTTGCCGGAATCGGCGTTACAAAAAATGGTATGAAAGGGAATTCGTTCTCTCATCCATGGATCGGCATCCGGGCACAGATCCAGCATCTTAAAGCATATGCATCTAACGAAAAACTGTACGGTGTATGCGTGGATCCTCGTTTCTGTTATGTGAAAAGAGGAATAGCCCCATATGTTGAATGGCTTGGGATACAGGAAAATCCACAGGGCGGAGGCTGGGCTGCCGGGAAGAATTATGGCTCAAAGATATTGGAAATTCTGGCGAAGATAATCGCGATGCCAGAAGTGAATAAGGAGGATGTTACAATGAATCTTAACACAAGTTTAATCAGCAATAACAACAGCTATGCAAATCAGGTGCCTAAATACATCGTTATCCATAATACAGATAACTTTGCAAAAGGAGCAAACGCAAAGGCACATGCCAAGGCTCAGCATGACGGGAACTTCTCCGGCTACTCTGCTCATGTATATGTTGATGATACCGAGGCTTATCAGGCTACACCTTTTAATCGAGGCGCATGGCATGTCGGCGTTAACTATGGTGGTGGTCTTTTCGGAATTTGCAACAACCACAATTCTATCGGCATCG